CGGTATACTGCAGCAAGCCCCACTTGTTAATATTCGAGCTGTCCTTCGCAATGAAGATTTCACGCTTACCGGCGTCTTTGTTCTCAAATGTAATTTTGATTTGATTGTAGGTCTGACTGTCAATCGTGCTCGAATATGTGTAGTTGCTGATAGTGTCTGCATCGATTAAGAGGTTGAGCTTCATGTTCTCGATGTTTTGCAGCGTTAGCTTGCCGACTTTATCATACAGTACATAGAGCTGAGTCTTTGCCTGTAAGGTCTCGTCAAGTGCGTTCTGTGCAATATCAAAAAGCGTGGTATTATCCTCGGTGCGCGACGCAATCACGTGGCCGGTATCTTCGAGAGTACCTACGCTGAGTCCGAAGTCCTCAGCAATCATTTTAATGACTTCGCTGGCCTTCTTATTGCTGTAAACGTAGGTATCTTTATTCTTGAAGTACCTGAGCTGGTCGTAGGCGGTCACCTCAATAAGATAAGGTGACCGTCCGGACCTGCTTTTGGTAAAAATAAAGCCGTAAAACATATCCGTCCCATCGACGGTCAGTTTTACGGCGTTTCCTTCCTGAAAGGACAAAACGTCGTCTTTGACAACCGAAAACTTCAGCTTACCGGGTGCGCCCTTGCGGTCCCACTCAAGGCTGATTCCTTCCTCAACAATGGGGTAGTATATCGCGCTGCCGTTCTGAATAATAAGGTCTACTTTCATGGTAACGTCAACACCTGCCCCACATAAATAAGGTTAGGATTCTTAATCTTGTCCTTATTCAAATTATAGATTTCGGTATACTTCGCGCCGTTGCCAAGGTACTGCTTTGCGATATTCCAGAGACAGTCACCTGCCTTGACCGTGTAGGTCTTAGGTGCAGGCGCGCTGCTGTCGTCGCGTTTCGTTTCCTCGGTAACGGTAGGCTTGCTCTCGTCTGCCGGTTTCACGACCTTTACTGTTTTTGTAGAATAGCTGATATACTGCTTGAGCGTGATAGCTACGGTCACGTCTGGGCCTTTTGTGGCGTCCTCTGTGATAGTGTAATTCTCAAGGCTTACTTTCATATTAGTGTCATACAAAAGTTTGCCAGAGGGCGATACACGGCTCACGATGAAGCGAAAAGGCTCACAGTTAGCCATCAGCTTTTCAAAAGTGTCAAGGTAATAGTCAGGCTTGCGATAGGATTTCGCAAACGAGTATTGCCCCAGCATAGGGAGAACAGCGTCGAAGGTAATCTCAGTGAGACCGGGGTGGCGCAGGAAGTTTATATCGCCTTCGTTTACAAGGGTAAGCGTTTTATTGTTTCCCTTGATTTTTACAGTCAGCTTTGACGGAGTAACCGGCAACGCCATACTGCCAAAGTAAAAGCTATACATTATTCATGCACCCCCTCAGCCGCAATCTCAAGGGCCTCAGCGAAGCCCGTGGTAAATGTAGTAAGAACGCCGTCGAGGTCCATGTCAGAGTCGATACGATTTGTCATGCCGGTCATATCGATTTTTACCTCAGCGGTTGTGAATCGGTTAATTGCCTCTTGTTCTGCGAGGTCTCGCATGTACTTAAGGTCTTCGGTCGTCTCTTTCAGAGAGCTTGCCGCGCTGCCGGTGCTGTCAGCGATACTTGCAGTATCTGCTTCCAGTCCAGCCATAAGGTCTTGCTCAGTGGAAGAGTTTGCCGCTGCCTCAGCCGTACCTGCTGCGTATGCCGCAGAGAGGGCGTCAACAGAGGAATCAAGCTCGGCCTGTAAAGAGTCGATATGCGCGTCTCTTCCGGCTTTTGCGGTTGCGAGTTCCTGCTCGTAAGCTGCGAGGTCTTCAGCGCGGGCCGATTTCGCGGCCTCGTTTTCTGCTGCCGCAGTTGTTGCAAAGGTTACATGCTCAATAGCGCTGATATTGACGCCCGGAATCTTATTCAGGACGCCGATAAACTTATTGATAATATCAATCGCGCCGTTAATCATGTTCTGCAAGATAGTCAGGACGGCAACCTTCATATCGCCCATGAAGTTGGCAATCGCTACACCGGCTTTCTGCCAGCAGAGCTTGAGCTTGTCTACCAAGTCAATGACCCAGTAGACGCCGACGAAAAACGCCAGCTTAATAGCGTTCCACGCGACCATGATAGCGAGCTTGCAAATGTTCCATGCGTTCGTGATACCGCCGACCGACTGAATCCACTTATAAATCGCTGCAACTACAACGCCGATAAGCATTGCAATCCAGACAAGCGGGTTAGTCAGGAGCGAAACAACGAGGGCCCTGTTAGCGGCAACGGCCAGCCATTGCGAAGCAGCATGGACCGCCCACGCGATTGCCAGAATACCGACAGTCGTTGCGAGGCCGACCAAAACAGCGCTTACGGTACTTGCGTTATCGGCAAGGAACGTAATAAACGTATTCAGCCCACTTACAACGGTGGTAAGTATCGGCAGAAGCTGCTCAGCCAGAACACCGGTAAACATAGTCCAATTCTCAGACAGTAGTCGGGTCTGATTGGCCCAGCTATCAGACGTTCGGGCAAAGTCGCCTTGCGCGTCTGCGGTAGCCTGCATAAGGTAGTTATACCTCAGCATTACCTGCTCGGCCTGCGTCATTTCGTTGTAAGAAGTCTCGATACCCTGCGACAGCGCATAGGCCTCAAGGTTAGCGACCGACATATTGATACCAAGCTGCTTTAGCGGCTCAGTCTCGCCGGAAATGCCAGACCTGATTTTTTCAAACGCCGTTTCAAGGTCAAGGTTATAGAAAGACGCCATATCGCCGGCGAGGCCGACCATATCCTGAGACATGCCGACTATCGCGTCACCCGTCAAGCCGGACGACTTCAGCATAGCGCCCATAGTACCTGCATACCGCTTAGCGCTTACCTCGTTGAGACCGTAAGCGTTAATACACTCTTTAGACCAAGAGTCGATTGCCGCAGCAGAGCTGCCAAAGGTAACATCTACAACGTTTTGTACTTCTGCAAGGTCGGAGGCATAGTCAATGCCGGTCTTGATAACATCAAGAGCCTTGTATGCGATAGCCGCCAGACCGATGGTCTTTGCGAGCTTGCCAAACGCAGAGTCGGTACTCTGTGTCTGCTGTTCAAGCTCATCTAACGCACGGTTGGCGCGTGCAAGCTCTTCTCTGGCATTCTGCAAAGCGCCGGTATCGATAGAACGGCCGGACGCATTTTGCATAGACTCAAAGCTGTTAATAACAAGCCCCAGAGCTTTGTTAATGCCTCTCAACGGCGCAGTCATGTTATCCGTCAGCACGAGCTGCGACTTAATAAGAGCCATGGGCCTCCTCCTTTCTAAGAAAAAGCAGCGGAGCGAGACCCGCGCTCCGCCCCGCTGTTACTTCTTGCGTTTTGCTTTTGCCGCTTCCTTCTTCTCGGCCTCAACCTTAATATCGATAGCCGCAATTATGTAGGCTTGCGTATACGGGTCCATGTCGAGAAAGACGTTAGGCGGCCAATGGAATTTATGGAGACAGTAATAGACGTAACTCGCCTCGGGGTCGTCTCCGTTGATTAGTTTTTTGCTTCAGCGACCATTTCCTCGCCGGACTGGAAGCCGTTGACCTCCAATACCTTAGTAGAGTAGTCCTCAAACTCGGCAGGAGTCAGCATAGTAGTAATGAGCTGCTCGGCGCCCATCGCACCGTAGCTCTGCTGGAGCTCAGCGTCGTTCAGGTTAGGGAAAACTGTGCAGCGGACGGAGACCTTAGCAAGGTAAGCGTTAGCGTCGAAGTCCTGAGTAAACTGGCCCTTGCGGCCGGGTACCTGAACGGTACGCATACAAGACTTTCTAATCGCGGAATTTTCCGCCGCGGTAATGCAGCAGATTTCCCAAGGCATTGCCGCCCCGGTATCGGGGTCAACAAAGCGGTCGGAAGCTACATACTGTACGTTGTCAATCTTCTTCGCATTCTGAGCGAGAAAAGCGGTCAAGTTCTTATTCATAGTGATTTACCTCCTGTTTTATGAAAAAGTTTACTGCATGCCGTTCAGCATACTAAAAGTCTCGGGCATTTCCCAATCGTCGAAAGTACCCTCGAGTTCCTCGTCGAGAGTCTCGGCGTCGGCGTCGAACTTAGCCAGAATACCGCCCTTAGTGAGGCAGTTCTTCAAGATAACAGTCTGACGGCCGACAGAAGCAGTGGGGTCCTCGTTAGATACCTGAATATCAAAGGTAGGCATATAGCCGGTCTTCTTATACTCAAGCAGCATTTTACGAATGACAGACTGATTGTAATGCGCGGTACCGCTCCAAGTACCAGACCAGCCGGTAGGCTTGTTGCCCTTGCCGGTCTTACCGAGGATAGGTACTTCGGCAATATTGATTTCCATGCTGGACTCAAAAGCATAAAGCTGACAGAAACAATATCTATTGCCGTCAGCCAGCGTGATATACGCAGAAGCCTGAGAGCCCGCAACCGCGTCAAGCGCGTTCATAATAGGCTGATTCATACCTCAATTCCTCCTTACATAATAATGACGCTCATGTAGAGCTGCGCCATAGCGTTTACAATGTTAAGGTTGCTTACAGTGCAAACGACGGCCTTCTTAGTGTCACCCTGCTCGACGGTAACGATTTCAGGGTCAAAGTCCTCAATAGCGCGAATAGACTCGAGGTCCTGATGGAGCTTGCAAATATCGTTCCAGAGAGCGATTCTGCCGCTTGCGTCATTAGGAACAGTACCGAGGTAGCGAGTATTGAAGAGGACAGCCGTATCGTTTGCAATCTGGTCGCAAACTCTGATAGTCTGATTAGACTTGAATATGTCGCCCTTAGTATCGGAAACGGTAACCATAGAGTCAATATCCTCAAGGATTCTCACCTCGCCATTGACGTTATGGAACATCAAACGACCGGCCTTAATAGCCTTTTCAAGCTCGGCCTGAGTATAATAGACGTCAACGGTACACTCGCCG